GAGTGTTGCAACTTTCTGTACAAGCCACTTCAATGACTCACGGCTCATCGTCTGCAATTCAGCAGCAGTTTTTTGTTCAGCAAGTGTGGTGAGTAATGAGGGTTTTGTAGCCATGACTTATTTAGTTGAAGATTTTAAGCAATTTTTAGATATATACTCATATGAATACATATAAAATAACACAAAAACAGTTTAATGACACGAATAAATTACTTAGTGATTTTTTTAATGTGTCTTATACATACATCAAAATTGAAGAAGATGAAATAATCTCTAAAAATAATGGATGGGGTGGAAAAACGATAGGTACAACAGGATACAAATACACCGAAGAACAGAAAAAGAATTTTGAAGTTTCAAACTTTGGGTAATTGATCCTCAGTGAATATAACGAATTCCCAACCACGATCCAAACAAAATTCAGTGGCAGCTTTCCATTTAGATTGATTTACTCCCCAAGTGGTAACCTCAGTGATATATTGTTTTGTTACTCGTCTTTGTTGTTGTGGTGATTTAGTTTGTTTCTTTGGTTTAACCTCAATCATCCAAGTTGATAGTTCTCCTTTGTTATTTTTAACTCGTATAACAAAATCCGGAAAGTATCGGTGCCATTTCCCATCAACTGGAGACACATAAGGCACAACAATTTCTTCGCTCGACCAAGAAATTACCCAATCTTCTTTATCAAATTTGTGCATAAATCTCGCTTCCCAACTTGAGCGATATATGATATTTTTGTAGTCCCCAACATATTTTTGAGGATTTGTGGGTCTAAATGTTCCAGAATATGCCATAAATAGTATATATACAGTTTTTAAAAAACAAGGACAAAGATGGCAGCCAATATTACAGAAACCAAGCGGGATGTGCTGGATACTATAACTGGTAAAACAGGTAAACTTCCTACACGGAATGGACTGTATTGGGCTCCTACCACAGATTTTCTCAAAGAAACAGGACCTTTAACCAATTTGTACAGAGATAAAAACTATGCATACAACTCACTTTCATATCCAAGAGATGTAGGTTCGGAACAAAAACAACATGCGGTAGTGTTTGCTGCCATACCAGTAATAACAAATGGTGATCCAATTGGAACTGTTGGAACTTTTGCAATGAATGTATTTCAAGGAGGTATAAAGGCTGGTGAGGTTGTGATTGCCAAAGCAAAAGCAGACATGGCTGAGGGAAAAACAGTTGTAGAAGTGGTCAAAGATGAATTAACTGCTGCGTTTGATAATGCTCCAGATGCGATTACAAATACAATGCAAGATTCATTGAAGGCTATTAAACCAAAATACGGTGTTGTTAAAGACACAATAACCTTATACATGCCAGACACTGCTGAATTTTCTCAATCTGCTCACTACAATCAAGTAGGAGCACTAGAGGCCGCTGCTTCAGTTCCATATCTAGGTAAAGTTCCATCAATGGTACAATCAACTTTACAAAACCCAGCAATGAGGGTTGCTCTCAATTCAATGGGTTATGTTTTTAATCCACAAGAACAAGTATTATTTGAAGGTATAGATTTTAGAACATTTAGTATGTCTTTTACACTTACACCATATTCAAAAGAAGAATCTACACAAATAAAAGAAATTATAAAGGCTTTTAGAAAAAATTCAGCGCCAACAATAATTAACAAATCATTAGGTTTTTTCTTTACACCTCCTTGCGTATTTGAAATAAAATTTATGTACGGCAACGCAGAAAATCAAAATATACCTCAATTGAAAAGATGTGTTTTGACTGAGGTTGGAGTAAATTATGCACCAAATGGCACATGGTCAACATTTGATGATGGTACACCAGTTCAAACAACTTTAACTTTAAACTTCAAAGAAATTGAACTTATTGATAGTACAGCGATTGAGGCAGGATACTAAAATGAAATACTTTCAAATGTTACCAAAATTAGCTATTAGTGATACTCAATCAACACAAATAGTTACAAATCTGTTAGCCAGAGTTAATATTGTTTCAAGTATGTTGAATGATCCTTTGATTTTCTATACTTATGATATACAAGAGGGTGATACACCAGAAATTATTGCACACAAATATTATGATGACATGGAGAAATTTTGGATTGTTTTAATGTCTAATCAAGCATTTGATCCACAATGGGATTGGCCGTTAACAAGTTCTGTTTTTAATGATTATTTAATTCAAAAATATGGCGAATCACATATCAATGAAATACATCACTATGAAAAAATTGTAACCAAAACAGGCACCACCACAAGAACAGTCACAACCGAAACATTCATTATAGACGAAGATTCTTATAATAGTTTAAATGCATCAAGTGAAACATATATAACAAATACAGAACCTGTAATCGTGGATATAACAAAAAGTGCTGTAGATAATTTTGCATATGAATACCTTTCAAATGAATCTAAAAGAAATATAAAGATTTTGAATAAAAATTATGCAGACAGACTTGAAGTTGAATTTCGCAAATTGATGGGTACATAATATGACACCAGGTTCTGGCTATTTTTTCCCACAAGACGCATCAATCAAGGAATTGAGTATCACATCAAGTACCGGTAAAAAAATTGATGTTAGTTATTTGATGGTGGATATGTCATTATTTGAGGACATTTACAGTTTTGTAATGTCTGGTTATGTGAAGCTTAAAGATGGTGTTGGTCTTATAGAAGGATTAAATCTGATGGGTAATGAACTTATTACCATCACTTTTGGTAAAACAAAAGATTATCAAAATAGTCCTTTGATTTTCAGATTATATTCAATACCAAAGAGAGATCCAGTTGGTAACCAATCTTTAGAATTTATTACATTGTATTTTTGTTCTGAAGAATTGGTTTTATCCGAACAAACAAAGATGACAAAATCATATAAAGGTATGCAAATATCGGAGATGATAGATGATATTATGAAAACTGGTTTGGGAATACCACTAGAAAAAAGAAATAAAATATATCCAACAATTGGAGTTTATAATATAATTCTACCAACAATTAAACCGTTGGAAGCTATCAGTTGGTTGTCAAATTACGCTAGGCCGAGAGCAAGTAATGGCAATACAAAGTTGGCAGATATGTTGTTCTTTCAAACAAAAGATGGATTCTTTTTTAAATCACTTGCTTCAATGTATGAAGATAATGTTTATAGAACTTACAAATACCAACAACAGAACATAAGAACAGAACTTGAACCAGCATCAGAAGATGTAATTTCTATACTTGATTATCAGTTCGTAAAGGCCTTTGATACATTAAGAGAAATAAGTTCAGGTACATTTACTAATAGATTGATTTCTTTGGATCCATTAACAAGAACAGTTACCTCAACAGTGTTTGATTATAAAAATGACATTAAAACAACTTTAAATCCTATCAGTCCTTTGATAACAGAACAAAACAGATTAGGTGTAACTGAAAACAAAGCATATAATGGCTGTTTAAAAATGGGTGTATCTAATGCAGGTCAACAGTTAAAATCTTACATTCCTAGGGGTGCTGTTTCACCAGATATATTCTTGGAAGCATTCGTACCCAATAGAACAGCACAACTTTCTTTGTCTAACTATACAGTTGTGAAAATTCGAATTCCTGGTGATCCATTTGTAACTGCTGGAAAAGTTGTTAATTTCAATCTACCATCTTTGACTGGTGAAAAGGGAATGGATAAATTATATTCAGGTAAATATTTGGTAACCGCTGTAAGGCATTTATTCCAAGGACAACCTACAACTTATCAAACAGTTTTGGAATTGGCTAAAGAAAGTACACCTCAAGGATGATATTATAATGCAAAATTTTTTAGGAACAGATGGTTTTATTTGGTGGATGGGTACAGTAGAAAATAGAATGGATCCACTTGGGTTGGGTCGATGTCAAGTTCGTATATTTGGATGGCACACAGATGGCACCAATTCTCCAGAAATGACAATACCAATTGAGGATTTACCATGGGCCGTGCCTATATTACCACTAAATGCTCGCAACACATTCTCTGTACCTGAGTTACAAGATTGGGTAGTAGGATTCTTTATGGACGGTTCGTCTGGCCAGTTTCCCATAATGATGGGTGTTCTTCCTGCATATGCGGCTGAAACAAATCCTTATGGTACTTCCACAGCTTCCGGAGTATAATCATGCAAATGACAAAAGAAACATCAGTAAATTTGGGCAGTTATGAATTAATTAATTTTAGATATGTAGAAACACTTCCGCCAAATTCACCATTTTCACAATTATCAAACAAAAGTGGAGTACAAACAACACCACAATTGGCCAGAGGTTTTTTACCAGGTTCGGCCATAGATTTGTTAAACAATAATTTGGCTCACGCTTGTGACTTCAAATTTATCTTTAATTTTGATTTTGATTTATTACTTGGTCTTACAAATCCAATAACTGCAATCACAAATGCAATTAAAAATGCAAAAATGAATGCAACAAATATGCTTCGTAGCTTGGTCAAAAAGGCCATGGATGCTATAAGAGCAGTTATTGATGCAATACTTGAGGTGATATCATTTGATCCAAGTGGTGTGTTTTCTTATTATTGGTCTTTGGGTAAAAGTATAGTATTAGATATCAATGAACTTATAAAAGAAATTGCTGAAGCAGTTGAAATTGTTTTGACATGGGTATTTTTTATACAACAAATACAACAATTGATTGCATGGATTAACTCACTACCTGATAAATTTAAAGCTATGTTACAGCAGTGTATTAATAACTTTAAAGCAGCATTAAATACAGCAGCAAATACTATAAAATCAATACCAGAACAAATAGGAAATCTATCAAAAGCACAACTGAACAGTATTGCTTCCGAATTCACAGCAGCTGGTAACCAACTTATGGATGCTGCAAAAACGACACAAACATCTTCTGATATTCCAGCTGGTGTTGTGGCCGCACTAAGTGATACCGATCCAACAACTGTTTCTGGTGCGTTTCAAGAACACCTAGATACTATAACAAAAACTTATACTGAAATAACAGCAAATTCAGTAAGTTTAGGAACCAGTCCGTAAAGGGAATATTATAATGGCAGACACACCACCAGACATAACCACAACACAATCTAGTATAATAACTCAGATAACAAAAACATCAGTATCTTCATCTGGTGATAATACGACTGTTCAACCTAAACCAGATTTTATAGCTGCATGGAGTGAACCAGAATCAGCTGCAACGTTAGATAATCCACCAGTATATCCTTACAATAATATTACACAAACCATAGGCGGACATTCTTTTGAGATGGACGATACACCTACAAGAGAGCGTATTCGTTTACAACATAGATTAGGAACTTTCTTGGAAATGCATCCTAATGGTGACCAGGTACACAAAATTGTTGGTGATGGATACACAATTACACTAGGTGACCATAATATTGCCATTGGTGTTGATGATGGCAATAATGCCAAAAAATTGAATATTACCGTTTATGGTGATGTTAATATGCATGTTACCGGTGATAAACATGAAATGATTGATGGTAATTATACTCAACATATCAAAGGCAATTACAACCAAACAATAAATGGTCTTACTACAATTACAGGCCTTGGTGATGTAAGGTTAATTGCAGGAACAACTCCTTTACATACCTTTAAGGTAGAAACAGGAAGAATCAAACTCAAAGGTGATTTGGATGTTTCGGGTCTAATAATGGCAAAAATAATAACATCAAAAACCAGAGTTGATGCAGGAACTGGTGTAAGTGCGGGTCGAGATGGATTTGTTACTGTGCTTGGAGGATTATCTATTGGAATTCCGTATGCTGCAAGCTTGCAAATTAATTGTATAGGATCAATTACCTCTTTTATAAGTATGACTGCGCCGATGATGACTTCCATAACAAATGGTTCAATTATTGGAAGTGACATTGTTAATAGAATATTGAGGTCACTACACATACATCCAACACCAGAAGGTCCAAGTGGTACCGAATCAATCACCGAAATCAATGTATAATTTAGTATGATAGGAATAATATGAGTAGTATATACGGAAGAATGGGGTTTGATGGATCAAATCCAATAGCAGACATTGCTGTAAAGCCATTGGATGATAGCGTCATGAAGCAAATGAAGATGATGCCGCCATTTTTAAATACCTGGCAAACAAAAGATGTTGCAGAAGCAAATACTGGAGGATATTTTCAGAATCCAGTGGCCACCACAATAATTAATGTAAATACTACTGCCAATACAATGAGTCAGATGGCAAATGATACTCCATTAACTGGAACCACAGGCACTATCACAACCTTTTTGTCAAATACAAAAAATACTGCAATACTTATTAGTTATTCTAATACCGCATTAAGTATCATTTCAGAATGTGATAACTTTACCTATATTACCAATCGTTTATCCAATATGGTTAGTATGGGAACAGATACTACTACACCACACTATCAATTAGCGATAGGATATGGTAAAATGATGTCATATATTTCTTACCAATCTGATGGAGTGCAAAATAATTCACCTATTATGGGTTGTTTTACTAGCCTTTATACAGCAAACACATTAAATTCATTGATTGCAAATACAACCCCTTTATTGACCACACTGACTAATAGTTTGACTGGAAACAACTCATCCATAAGCCTAACAGATGCTCAAAGTTTAGACAGTAATATGGCTAAAATTTATAGCACAATGTATAGATGTAGAACAAGTGATACCTCTTTTTATCAGAATTGTGCTGCTGTTTTTGCTGATTATTCTGTAGCTACCCAATTTAATGGGGCCGGACAATCAGAAAATCAGTTAATACAAGAAGTGATAGGATCACCTAAATTGCTTGAAAGGTTGAATGCAAATACCTAAAATTCGAATTTTTGCGTTCCGGCCTAAGAATTTTCTCCCACAGCTTCGAAATTCCAAAAAAGCGTTTTACTTTTAGACATAAATAAAGAATGGCAACCTTACAAAAAATATACTCAGACATAGACTTCTCGTTCACCAAAAAACCGGTGTCGAGTGATGTTGCGCTGAGTTATGATGCACAGGCGGTTATACGCTCTATAAGAAACTTATTGTTGACAAATCACTATGAAAGACTATGGAACCCCGATTTAGGTTCAAATCTTAATACTTTGTTGTTTGAATTGATGACACCAATGACGGCTGAATCTCTGAAGCGTGAAATAAAAACAATTATACAAAATTATGAACCAAGAGCTTCTTTAAATGAAATAATAGTCACACCGTTACCAGATAAAAATGCATATAATCTTTATTTAAGTTTTTTCTTGGAAAATGCAACAATACCAACAACAGTAACACTCCTTTTAGAGAGAAATAGATAAAATGGCTGGTGCTAATTCAAATATTAAAATAACAGACTTGGACTTTACCACAATAAAGAACAATCTAAAAACCTATTTACAATCTCAAGACACTCTAAAAGATTACAACTATGATGGTTCTGCATTAAACATTCTTTTAGATGTTTTGGCATATAACACGCAATATAATGCATATTACTTGAATATGGTTGCCAATGAAATGTTCTTGGACACTGCATTGGTCAGAAATTCAGTGGTTTCACAAGCAAAATTATTGGGATACACACCAAAGTCAGCAGTGGCACCACAGGCTGTGATAAATTTGTCAGTGACGGTGTATAATCCTAATGAACAATTCTTGAATATGCCAAAATATACAAATTTTCTATCAGAAGCTGTTGATGGAATACATTATACATTCACAACAGTAGATTCAGTTACAGTTCCAGTAAACAATCAAGAAGCATTCTTTACTAATGTTACCATTAAACAAGGTACACCAGCAACATATTCATATTTGGTAGATTCAACAACTAATCCTAATTATACCTTTAAAATAACAGACACTAATGTAGATACCTCCACATTGGAAGTTAAAGTAAACGATTCTTCTTCAAATAGTTCTTATCAAATTTATACTGAAGCATCTAATTATGCAAGTTTAAATGGCAGTTCTCTTGTTTATTTCCTACAAGAAGGATTGAACGGTAATTATGAAATATATTTTGGTACGGGTGTACTCGGTAAAAAATTAAAAGACGGTAATATTGTACAATTAACATATATTGTAACTGCCGGCACAGCAGCTGAGAAAGCAAACAGTTTTGTTTTAATGGATACTGTATCCGGATATGCTGATGCGAGAGTTGATCCTGTTTCAGAAACATCACAGGGTTATGCCAAAGAAAGTATTGCCTCAATTAAATTCCAAGCACCAAAAAATTACTCAGCGCAAAAGCGTGCAGTTACCAAAGAGGATTACATTACAGCAATTCAACAAAATACTTTAGGTTATTCTTTTGATGCGGTTAATGTTTGGGGTGGAGAAGAAAATGTTCCGCCAGTATACGGACAAATATTTGTAGCTTTGAAACCATCTGGTGGTTATAATCTAACATTGACACAAAAGAATAGGTTGATTGAAGATGTTATCAAACCTATATCTATTATGACAATTCAACCTACAATTGTTGATCCTGATTATACATACATTAAAGTTAATGCCAATGTTTATTATGATCCAAAGAAAACAACATTAACAGCAAATCAAATAAGTCAAAGTGTAAGAACAGCAATTTTTAATGCTGCGGAATCTTCACTGAATACTTTTAACTCAACACTTTCTTCTTATCTTTTTAATAACGCAATCAGTTCGGTTGATAATTCTATTATCACGAATGAAATTTCTATTCAGTTACAGAAAAAAATCTATTCAATTTTATCAAGACCTACCGATTATAAATTATATTATGGTGTGCCACTACAAAAAGGAATGTTTTTAAGTGGTGTTAACAGTTCACCTTCATTACAATTTAGAAGTTTAGAAAATCCAGCAATCATAGTTCCTGGTGTTTTTGTTGAAGAAGTTCCGTCAGCAACAGGTGGTGCAGAATCTATTTCTCTTTTGAATAAAGGTTTTGGTTATCAGTACACACCATCAGTTACAATATCAGGTGATGGTTCCGGCGCAACGGCCGTGGCCACAATCAACACAGACGGAACAATCAAAGCAATTACAGTCACTGCATCGGGCAATAATTACACAAGTGCAATTGTTGCAATTGCACCTGCGGCCGGCGACACAACAGGTAAACTTGGTGCAGCCACTGTTACATTGCAAGGTCAGTATGGTACACTAAGAACTTTCTATAATAATACACAGTTTGTAAAAACTATTTTGAATACCAATGCAGGTACAATTGATTATGTTAATGGTATTATTGAACTGAATTCATTTAGTCCTGTTGCAATTGATAATGATTTGGGTCAATTAACAATAACTGCAAATCCTACAACAACAATCATGTCATCTTCATATAATAGAATCATTACAATTGATCCTTATGATCCTAATGCTATTATTGTTAATGTTATAGCTAAGACAACATGAGTTCAAGTAATAATAAAACTTCTCTTTTAATTTCGTCACAACTTCCCGAATTCGTTCGGGATAACCCTGACTATGCAAATTTTTCTTTATTCTTAAAGGCATATTATGAGTGGATGGAACAAGAAGGGCAAGTAACAAACAGGTCCAAAAATCTTCTATCGTATAAAGATATTGACACAACAACAGATGAATTTTTAGATTATTTTGTCAATGATTTTCTTCCTAATTTTCCAAAAGATACTTTATTAAGCAAACAAGAAACAGTTAAGGTTGCAAAACAATTATACCATTCAAAAGGTACACCTGCATCTTATCAATTACTGTTTAGAATACTTTTCAATTCTGATTTTGATGTTTTCTATACTAAAGATGCGGTACTTAAAGCATCTTCTGGTGAGTGGTATGTTACAAAGAGTTTGAAGGTTGCTGGTGGTGTAGTGTTCATCAAATCAGCTGAACATTCTAATAATATTATTACACTTGAAACATTTTTCCCACACAACTTATCAGCCAACGGCACAATAACTGTTTCTGGATTAAAAACCAACAGATATCCACCTAATGGTAAGTATACAGTCAGTACGATACCTTCACCAACAACATTAACTTACCTACACAATCAAAATCCTGTAGGTAACATAGATACAAATGATGCTACATTGTTTGTTGCTGGCGGTATTATTGATCCAAATTTTTTAACAATTCAAAACCTTAGAGTATTTGGTGAGACTACAAAGTCTATTGCGGCTGTAGAGAATACAGTTCTAGCTGGAACAAAAATTGAAATCTTCATTTCAAATATTGGAAGGTTGTTTCAGTCTGGTGAATACATCCGTGTAGTTGATAACAACAATCAAACAATTTTATACAATGGTTATCCACTACGGGGTAAAGTTGTAGGACAAATTAGTCAATTGAATATTGACGCAAAGAATAGGGGTTTGTTGTACCAACCAGGCGACCCAGTTATTGTTGATGGTGGTTTACAATACGCTGATGGTGTTGGTGCTAAAGGACAAATTGCAACGACAACCGCTGGTTCTATAACAAGTGCAAACGTGGTTACTGGTGGATATGGTTATAGTTTAGACAGTATCATCACCGTTACAAAAGCGCCTGGTGCAATAATAACGATACCCACATACAATCAAGGTGGTTATGATCCATTGGGTATAGCTAATGTTTCTATTCCAATCAACAGTATTGAACTCAAACGATTTATAACAATTGGTAACAATAATTATAATTTTGCAAATACTGCCAATGCAAACACAACACTTGCCAATGCGTTTACTTTTTTATCCTTTTCAACATACCCAATAGCTTCTGTATCTATAGATAATGGTGGTGGCGGTATAACAGAAACGCCTGTGTTGCTGGCAAAATCACTTTATACCACAGAAGCTTATGGTGTTGCTGACTTAGCAAATCTTGGAATCTTGGCACCGATAAAAATAGTAAGTGGTGGTACTGGATACATAGCAAATGATAAGATTGTTTTCACAGGTGGTATGGGAGTAGGTGCATCAGCCAATGTAATTAATGTCAGTGCAAATGGTGTAATTACATCCGTATCGTATGTGGCCAATCCATCATTGAATTTTCCAGTAGGTGGAATGGGATACAAAAAAACAGGGTTGCCAACATTGTCGGTGACTTCTGCGAATGGAGCCAATGCAAGTCTACAAGTGACAGGAATATTAGGTGAAGATGCAGCATTCTCCGTTTCAGTTGACCGTGCAGGTTCTATTACCACAATCAATCTACTTGAACCAGGTGAAGATTATATTGCAACACCTAATGTTTCATTTAAAGTACAGGACATTCTTGTTGCAAATGTTTCTATTGGTAACTTGCCACAAAAAGATGATGTTGTCTATCAAGGTGCAAATACAAATGCAGCATCATATTTGGCCATTGTAGATTCAGTTAAACGATTAACTATTGATAATAATCCAGATTTAAGTAATTATAATCTAAGAGTATTCAATTATAATTCTACACCAAATACATCAATTAAATTGAATATTGACAATAAAAATATTCATATGATTCCCGCAGGTTCGTCCGTTCCTTATCCAGGTAATGTATCAACATATGTTGCTGGTAGTAAAACATATACCAGAGCTTATAACAATTCTGGTATTATAACATATGGTGATGGCAACGCAAAAGGTACAGCAAAATTCTTGGATGGTTTGGTAATTGGTCAAGGACAATACTTAACATCTAGAGGACAACCAAGTTCATTTGATGTATTGCAAAGTGATGTATATAATAATTACACATATAAAATAACGGTAACAAAAGAAATTGCAAAATACAGAGATGTATTATTGAACCTTCTACATCCAACCGGTATGAAAGTTATCGGTAGATTTGCAATGAATTCAAATAATACTGTGACTCTACATGGTTTTGAAGCGGTTACTCAAGGTAAGTTGTTAGAAAATTATACGGGTTACTCATCATCTTCTGTTACAATGGTAACTGATTTTACCAACAGAAGCAACAACATAATTAAATTTAACAACCTAGCCAGCGCCAACTTGGCCAGTTTTGTATTCGGAAATAGTTACATTCAAATTGTTCCAGTAAATGGTCCAAACATACATGCTGAAGTAGAGTCAATTAATTCTGTGGCCAATACAGTCACACTTAAAACAAATACATGGTTGACCTTTGCAAATGTTGCATATGTTTCAGCAAACACCACATCCAATGTCATAAATATACTATCAGTAACTAAGAACTATGACATAGTTAACAATGGAAATTACAGTAACACATCATATCCAATCAAGGACATTGTGTTTGCTGGTGATAGAATTCTAATTGGAAGCAATACAAGCAATACAAGAACAGTTACATCAGTTGATTGGGCCGGCGGCAAGATTTACTTGAGTTCAAATGCAAACATAACCACAAGCAATACATTGTTGGCAGTTAACAGAACTCTTTCTGCACAAACAAATGTAACTATCTTTGGACCTTTGGGAACACAATATGTTCCACAATTGACAACAGAAAATGGACAATTATTAACAACAGAAGATGGCAGCATCATCCTATTGGGGTAAAAAATGAGTACGGTAAAAATATCAGAATTAGCTTTAATTTCTCAACTTAATGCAAATACAAGTAACACTTTGTTTGTTGCTGTTGATATACCAACCGGTGTAACTGGTAAATTTACTGGTCATACGCTGGCACAGGGACTTTATTCAAACGAGGTGTTGAATGTTGGATTAAATCCAGTTCTTTATTCTAATGTTGCTGCACAATTTTCTGGAAACTCTGGCGGTTACTTGCAAGTTAATTTACAAAACTTTACAGGATCTGGATCCACAGATTATGTGGCATCAACCAGCGATTCAACAAATGCTAATAGTTTTATTGACATGGGTATTGATGGTAAAAGTTATAATGACCAAGAAACTTATTCTGCATTTAAACCTTATGACGGATATTTGTATGTACATGGACCAACCGATATTGGATATTCAGGCAACCTAATAATAGGTACCGCATCCCATCACGCAAATATTGTATTCATGGTTGGTGGTACCATGAGTGATAATGTAAGAGGTTATATTACTCGGGATGGTTATAATTTATTGGCCAATGTTAGCGTTAAAGGTGTTTTAACTACCAGCGTTGGTCTTAAATTTGGTGATGGTAGTATGCAAAATACAGCAGCGAACCCTATAGCGTTTTCACAAGCATCTTATACACAGGCTAATACGGCAACTACCATTGCACAATCAGCTTACGGTAGAGCCAATTCGGAAATCATTGGTACTGCTGCTTATGTACAGGCTAATGTTGCAACAATCATAGGTCAGGCAGCTTATGGACAA